GGCGCTCTGCGTGGCTCCGAACAGACGTTCGTAAGCTTCGTCGGTATTCGATACCGTTGACCTTGAAACGCGCCCACCACGTTTCCCCGCGCTTGTAGAGATTGGGCATGGCGCTTTCCTGTTCACTTTGCGCGCCCATTGGCGCAGTTCGTTCACGTCGAACGTCCAGCGACCGGCAGGCTTGCCGACGCCTGGAATGCCGCCACTCGCAGCGAACGCCTGTAGCGTGCGCTTTGGAATGCCGGCGATCAAGCTCGCCTCGGAAATGCCGACGCGCTCTTTCACCCCCGCCACGTCCGCTTCGGCCTATCGAGCATGAACAGAGGTGGGCGCTTGTCTCCGGTCACATGGACGATTGACCAGTCCCGCTTGAGAATGTCAGCGCGAAGATCCGCCGCAATGTCGATGCGAGGTTCCTTTACGAAAGATATGAGTCGAGGTTTCATGCTGCGCGGTCCTTTTCTTCTGCGATACGCGCGTTCTCACGCGATATGGCCGCGGGGATGGGAGAGCCGTTAATTTCAGCTCGGCCCACTGCGAACGAATGCCGGTAGCAATGAGAGCGGTTCGCGCTCGGTTCGGGGGACAGCGGATTGCGCCCATCGAAATAGCCGAACATGAACTCTTCTTCGATGTTCACGCTGCGTCCTTCAGTCTATATCTGGAATGATAAGCGGCAAGGTCCGGGTCCGGCTGAGTTAGAACGATGCCGTTTTCCAGGCACTCGCGCTCAACTGTATCGAGGAAGCGGACCATCTGCCGGACATTCATTTCCGAAGTGACGGGGACGAACTTCATCGCCTCCTTGCGCTTCTCATAGGGCAGATGCTTCAGTGTCAGTCGGCAGAAGGAACGATAGCTCTCGCTCGACTCACACAGGATCGGGATGCCGTGATCCAGCTTCCACCGCCGCTGAACCTCGTCGGAGGTTTCCTGCTGTGTCTGCTGCTCGACTTCGCTTGCCCACAGCCACATGAGTTTGTTCTGTTGCGCAGTGCGATCGACGCCTTGCGTCCATTCAACGGAGAACGGCGGCTTGAGGCTGCTGAACAACAACCACAGCGCATCCAGATCATCAGCGGTTCGGATGAGCCTACTTGCCATCGGCCAGCTTCCTTTCCCATTGAACTCGCCCCGGCCATAGGTGCCAGTAATCGCCAGCAAGCGATTCAGGGTCTTGCCCACTAAGGTAGAGCCGTGCGAAGGCAGGCCAGCCGATCCGATGCTGTGTGTGTAGGTGGCAACCTTCACTCAGGGGTATGCAGTATCGGTCGGCAACTTTCGAACCCATGCCCTTACTCGCCTTGTGCGGGACGTGAGCCGCCTGGATCTTGCCGCGGCAATCGGGATTGCTTCCGCCGCACGCGCACATTCGACCGCGCAGCCATTGCTTGAAAGCCTCCGCGACTTTCCAGTCAGGCCGGGGCGCATTCTGTCGGCGCGGTCTGATTGCGGTGCGGCGAAGCATCAGACACCCCTCCGCTTGTATCGCCGCGCCGTGCGGTAGGAGACGCCAGCCTTCCACGCTGCGCGCTTCATGCACTCGCCTTGCCTCATCAGCATGAGCAGGGTCGCTGCGCGCTCGTCAGCCCTGCGGATCCGAACCGCTGTCGCCAAAGATGCTCGCTCGCGAAGGGTCATGCGGTCTCCAGCGATTGCGAAAGCTGCTGCTTAAGGACAGGCTCGCCGCCTAGCGATCGGATGCGATCGACCATCTGAGCGAGCTCGTGATTGAATTGATCGACCGCCGCCGAAAGTTTGGCGATATATTCCTCGTCGCGATGTTCGCGGACAATGAACAGTGGCAGCCCAGGCCAGTAAGAAACGAAGTCGATCCACTCACGCTCGGCGACCCACAGGACGCCTTGGCATTGCGCCTTGTGCTCGGGGGGGAGATCTCCACTCAGCAAGCAGTCGATCTGAAGATGGGCGAGCTTCGTCTTGATTTCAGTCGCACCATCGTTTCCGATGAGCGAGTCAGGTGAACGGCCCTTTGGGCCGTTACGGATAAACCCGACCAACTGAGGCTCTACGTCTTTCATAAAGGCATAGAGGTCTCTCGCTTCGGGCTCCATCGCCTTGCCGCGCTCCATGTGGGCGTTGCTGTGGCAGTCCATCGGCTCGCCGGTCAGCACTTCGCCGGCCAGTTTGAGCATGTAGGTCTTGCGCGTCTTGCTTTCTCCGCCGCCGCGTCCAGACGCCATGACGGTCGCAAACTCGGAAGCCGTGGGAATGCCCATGCGAGCGCGAAGCCATTCCTCCGAGCCCTGATCGCACTCGATAATCTGCATCACTTGCCCCCCGTCAGATAGTCGCGAGCGGCTTTCGGATTCTTCTGCGAAAGGACGTGAACAGCATCGTTGTAACGGATGGCTGAGAGTTCCGGGATTGCATTGATCTTCGCATATTTGCAGAAGGCCACCTTGTCGGCTCCGACCGCATCAGCGAGCCCGTTCAGAACCTTTATTTGCTCGTCATTGATCGGCCCGCCGTTGCCCGCTGCTCGACCATCATCATCGGTCGTTGCAATGTCGAAGATCAGGAGCTTGAGATAGCGGCGACCGTAGCTGAGCGCAGACCCAAATCCATGCGTATCGGTCTTGTTCTTCGAACCCTTCGGGCCGGTGTTGTCGATCGGAACGTCAGCCGGATAGCGCTTCGTGAACCCTGCCGTATGTGATACATCGCAGGTCACTCGGTAGTGGTTGGCGTAAGGGCTTTCGTCGGTGCCGAACGACATTGAAAAGCCGTGCTTGTGGATGATGGGATCCATGAGCCGACTGACTTGCTCAAGGTCAGCATAGGTTGAATGGGTTTCCTTGTTCTCGCGGTTCTTGAGGATTGGTCCCATTTCCGCCTGGGCCTCGCGCATCGCGGCGTTGTAGGCTTGCTCGGCAGTGCGAAGCAGTACGCGCTCCTGCATAGCCAAAAGGCGCTCGAGCTTGTCCACATCGGTATTCGGATCTGACGCGGCGCGGGCGATCACATTGATGATCGCTGCTTCGCGGTCTTTCTTGTCGAGAACCTGCTCGACCGTTATTGCATTGCTTGCCATTACTTGTTGCTCGGGAGGGTCTTTTTGTATTCACCCTCCCGTCCCTGTTGTGGCTCATCACCACGGTTGAAGCGTGACCAGATAAGGTCGGCATAGTCTGCGATGTCGTGGGCGCGGCGAGCGTTTAATGGGTGCCAAAAATCATTCGCCGGTTTCATAGCTTTACCCCACTGACTGAGTTGCTGAGAGCGGGCGGCTCCGGAAGCGGCATCCAGTGCGTGAACTCGACGCCGTATTTGTGCCCGAGGATACCGCGTATCTCTTTTCGCTCGGGTGGCGGATCAACCCACGCCGATGAGAACATGGTTTCGGGATCAACGTAGCTGACGATGGCGTGCATTGGCCGATTGTCCGCGCCGACCGCGAACGCGAGAAACCTTGTGCCATCCTTCGGCGCAGTTTCAATTGGTTGCCACAGCTCATCCACTGAGGCTTCGCTATGCCCTTTGGGTGAGAGGGATTCGATTGCTGCGCGAGCGTCCCTGACGGCGGCTTTCCAAGTGCTGTTGTTAGCCGCCTGCCATTCTGCAATACGCTCGTCGCTCGTTGAGAAGCGAGCGTGAAGAAGCGCGATTGCTCCACGTTCGATCTCGTCATTCATGGTCCTGTCCTTTGGGTGATGTGGTGAGTGCGGCGCGGATTGGCGCGTAAGTTGCTGCCGCAACGGTGGTGAATAAGTCCTCACTGACGCCCGCATGTCGAAGCGCGTTCAAAGCGCCGCTGCGAACCGAATGAACCAATTTCCAATCCGGCAGCGCATCCTGTTCTGAGCTACTAGGGTTGGGCGATGCCTTCGGCCCGCTCTGGCATCCTTCGGACGGAGCCTGTTGCACGTCTCCGCTCTTCGAGCGCCTGTCGCTATCGCGGGCCATCGGACCGCCGACGCATATCGGACAATCACTGCCGCAGCCGCAGGTCATTTGTTGGCACCGCGCAACACATCACGAACAGCCAGCCCTTCGGCGTTGTTGAAATAGAGATCTCCATAGGGTGAGCCCTGCGTGTAGGTGCCGAGCCCATAGCCGCTGATCGCGCGAGCTACGCGATAGTCAGAACCCTTGATCTCGACGCCGCAACCCTCTTCGCCGGTGATGTCATCCGGCTCGCTAGCCAATACTAGGCGCTTCTGAGCCGGTGTGAGCGCCACCTTCCATAGGCCCTGTTTTTGGCTCGGAGTTCCAAGCAACAAGCGGAGATCGCCGTGGACGCGAAGATGCTGGCAGTGGCGTGAGATGATGCCGCTCATTTTCCATCCTTGAAGGATGCGAACGCTTCGTTGACGGCCCTGTTGTGTTTGGTTGTCGACGCGAGCGAACGACCGTCGAGCATTCCGAGCCATTCACGCGCATGGTTGATCCAAGGCACCCCGTTTTCGTCCACTGTCAGATAGTGAATGAGCGCGGTCGGGCGCTCACGCATAAACTCACGGATGATTGCCCTCGTCTCGTTACGCTTCCACGGCCCTTTGCGTTGCGGGACACAGCCGGGGTCCGTGACGATCAGCCAGAAACGATCTTCTTCTCCACTGACTAATGGACCGATGGCTTCGAGACATGCGCGTGCTTTGTCGGCGTGGCGCTTTGCAAACGCCTCCACCATGTCCCAATCCTCATCGTCGAAGAAGTCGCGTGGCTCATGGCCCATGTCAGCGTCATGGTCGTGGCAATCCCTGCGCCACGTCGCGATGCTCGCCAACTCCTCGATTGCCTCACGCAACCGACGCCGTTCTACAAGTCCATCTGAGTTAGTAGGACTAGTCATGCGACTTCTCCTGGGCGATGCCCTTCGGGCCGCTCAGTGTAGGACGCTAGAACCAAGTCGCCGTTGCTTGCGCGGGTGAAGAGACTGAGGCTCGCACAGTATCTATCGTCTCTCATGATCTACTGCCTGTGTTCTGAGGAGAAGGTGTGGGCGATGCGCCAGCTACGCTGTCGCCGCTCTGGCTTGCTTCGCACTCAACCGCCTTCGGCGTTTTCGCCCT